TCGTGTCCATCTGCAGACCACGCGCAGCCTCACGCAGCAGGTATGCCCTGCCCTCGACGCCAGTGATCTGGGAATCAATCGGATTTGCTGTAGCCATGAGAAATTCATTGCGGCGCATCTGGAGAGTCTCCTTGTGCAGGAGGCCGATCGCGCCCTTGGCTACAACTTTGAAGTCGCCCTTGATGTAGGGATCAGGGTCGAACATCATGTTGTGCAGATATAGTCTCTGCACAATACCACTTACTATTTTATCTATGTTTGCAACAGCTTGCTTGATACCTTTCGATGCATTGTCCATAAGCATCGATAGACCACTAGCCGTGCGGCCTGCGCCACTCACAGCGCTGGAGCCGTAGACGTAGTTCGGGATACCCGTGACTTCGTCCGCCTGTCTCGCAAAAGTTGTGTACACACTGAGCAGGACATCGGCGTTCATGTTCGGCTGGAAGAAGCGAACGGCAGGCTGACCACCGCCAGTGCGGTCGGAGGTTGTCTGCCAGATCTTCCAAGGGTAGATGTCGGTGAGATCCTCGCCATCAGGCAAGCGGTCAACCGCCACCTCTGCTTGCGGGCCGGAGGCAATACCCATGTTGTTCGCCAAGCTACGAGCTGCGGCGTTGCACATGATCTGGGTATCGCGCATCACCTCTGGTAGCGCCACGCCCCAGAAGCTGTGCGGCACTTCTTCCCAAGAGGAGGTCTCATACGGACGCTCGCCCAGCGGATCCGGGTTCAGGATGCACTTCCAGACAATGCCACCAGTCCACCAGACGTTGACCTCGTATTCTTTATCCGAAAGGATCGTCTTGTCTTTGATACCCCACTCGATCAGCCACTGACCGTTGACCGTACCCCAGAACTCAACAGTCTCAATTTCGTTCGTGTTGATAGGGAAACGGAAAGGCTTACCCTCGAGGTCACGGCGCTCACTGTCGCCCTGCAGCCAGCTGCGATAGCCCTTGCGGCCATAGCGTTCGATAACGGTCGTCAGGGCATCTTCATTGACGCCCGGCGTCCCGCTCATGGATTCCAATCCATTAAGGTTCAGGCGGTGACGCTGGATCAAGTACGCGTCGTTCACGCCCGTCGAGGCTGGTGCCGGGAAGATGTCATACGGGCTGACCCGCTCCATCTCCCTGACGAATTCTGTGGTCACGACTGCTTGGAACTCGGGACCCCACGCCAAGGCTTTGCGCCGCTTGACGTTCGGACCCTTCATGATCGCGGTCGGGAACGTAACGAAATCCGTTATGAAGTTACGCAGCTCTTCTTTGAACTTGCCTTGGTTGAGCTGGTCTTCGATCTTGTCGCCCATGCGCCGTGCGGCGTCCTCAGCCTCTGCGCGAAGGCGATTCATAATGTTCTCGTGGACTTCCTCCATGCGAGCGCGGAAAGCCTCAGGGTGCAGCTCGCCGCCTTCGGCAATGTATTCCTCAGCCTCGGTGCGTACCAGATCCACGATCGCCCGCTTCATCTCGGGTGGCATTTGGGGGATCTTGGCAGGGGTCAGGTCAAAGACACGCTCTTGCTGATTGAGCATCACATCTTTGATCCATGACTCAGCAGCGCGACATTTGACGTCTGTAAGCATCATAAATATGTCGCTGCCACCGGTTTTCCGGATGTCGGCTTCGTGATCTGGGTCGTACACACCCCGGCGCTGACGCTCGCAACGGAGCAGTCGTTCAGTGATCTGAGTCTTGGCGGTCTTCGCCTCGTTCCAGCACTGGCGCACATAGGCAGCAAGGTTGCTCTCGAAACCCGGGTTACTGATCTCGTTGCCGTCTTCCTTGATGTCTATCTCAACCGGAGGTTGTTCGTTCACATAGCTCATTTGTTTCCCATCTAGGTCCAACCCTTCGAGGATCTCTTCGTAACTGCCCTAGCTCTTGCGGGCGTCAAACCGCCCCTAACCTTCAAGCATGCGTACTGCAGCGCATCTTGGATGTGCGAGTAGATGTCTTTGACGGGTCTGTCTTTGTAGCGAGCGGTGCCAGAAGCTTTGACCCGCTCAAACTTGTAGCGCCCAAGGAAGCCTTTCCTTAGGTTCGTGCATCTAGGGTTCAACAGGAACGCTGGCTCACCATCCATCATCCGCGTCATGAAGAAGGCAACGGATTCGCGCCGTGGGATGAAGTCGTTGGTGGCGGCTGGCTCTGTGTAGATCCCTGCCTCGAGCAGCTCCTGCAAGCAAGTGCGCTCGTCGGTCTGGGCTCGGATGTTTCCTGCCGGGTCTCCTGCTGAATGGATTTGGAAGCCGTTGTACTTGTTCATCAGCACCGGCTTCACGATGTCATTAGCGAACTGGCGGATACCCATATCCTCTGATACCAGTTCATCCAGAATAATAATCTTCCCTCTTCCTGTTACTTGCAGGATGACGCAAGCCGGGGTCAAACCAAAGTCCCACCCCAGCACGATCGGTAGGCCGCGTTCGCCCTCGACATTCTTGCTGAGGCAGTGCACCTTGTCGTTGTACTCTGGGTAGACCGGCTTACCGTCTTTGGTGGATCCATAATTCCCCAAAAGGAAAACATTGATCCAGTCCTCCGACTTCGAGGGAACCTGCTGCTGGTAGTAGCTGTAGCCACCCGGCAGATTGAAGACGTTCTCTGCATCGGGGTTTGGGCTGTAGTTGCCTTCGGCATCCCGCATCAACCCGCCCGGTTGACGGAAGAACTCCCACTCAGTCGGACGCTCCTCTTCGGCCAGCTTGTAGTACCAGTGGTCGTCGTCGCAGGGGTTGGTGTCGAGGATGATCCCGCACCAGCTCGGCCCACCCTGCAGCTTCGACGGGAATCGTCCAACCCGCTGAGTGACCATATCGAAGATCTCCTTGGGAACCTCGGAGGCTTCGTTTATCCATGCGCCTGTCAATTCGAGCGATCGCAGCTTGCCGGTCTCGGTCGGCTTGTCGAGCGCCATAAACATGACCTCGAGTTCCAGACCGGTGCCGTCCCCGATGTTGTTGATCTTCATCGTCGAGGTGATCGGCGTATCCCATTTGATGGGCGCCACGTTCGCCGGGAACCAAGTCTCCCAAGTCTTGATGGTGGTGGACTTCAGCTCCGGGTAAGTGTTTCGGATGATCAGCCAGCGAGAACGACGAATGCCATCGCGAGATGGTCTCTGGCGAAGGGCTCTAGCCACAATCTCAACGCAGCAGCTGGAGGACTTCCCAGAACCCACCGGGCCCATGAGGCCACGTACAAACGCATCTGATTCGTGGAACTTCGCAGCATTCTTTCCCGGGGGTGCGTATTTGATGACTTCCACTAGAACCGTTTTCTAAAAGTAATCTGCACTCGCTTGCCCTCTGGGGTATACGAGGCGCCCACCTCGGTGTCTCCACTGCGGTAGCGCACGTCGCCAGTAGAAAGGTCATTACTGCCCTCAAACTTGTAGCCGCCGCGTTCGCCTTTGTAGCCGTAGCCAGAAACGCCAACCCCAATTTCCCTGTCGCCCTCTAGCTCTTTGGAGTAACCAAGGCGGTGGTAGCGGTTGAGTTCGGACACTTTTTTGCCGTATTCATCTTTTTCGGAGTAGCCGCCAACAGAGCCCTCTAGGCTGACCTTGTTTCCGTAGCCTAAATCTTTTGCGATTCGACCTCCTACGTTTGGAACGCCACGGACATCCGAGAACGAATAGGTATCGACCTGAGTATCTCTTGTATCGTCGGCATCTATATTTGGCAGGCGCAGATCACCACCATCGGCCATGCGCTTGACCTTACTGTAGTTGTTGCGCATCCAGTCAGGGGCGTGACCCATCAGTCGTCCTCGTCGCGTCTTTTCTTGCCCGACAGGTCGAGCTGGAAAGTGATCGGCTGTGCGTCCACTTCCATCTTGACGTCAGATAGATCAGGAAGAATCTTTCGCAACAGAATCTCAATAGACCGAACCTGCGTAGCGGAAAGATCAACCTCTCCGTTGGCATGGTTGGTCAGACGATTGATCAGCTGAGCCGCTTGGATCTTCAGCCTTGTGTTCTCGTCGTGACGGATCTTTTTGATTCTTGCTGCCATCTCTTATCCCAGTTGTTGTACCCCGGCCCGGTCAAATGCCTTCAGGATCGCGGAGCCGAGGAGGAGTAGATCCTCCCTGCTGTTGAATTCCATGAGGTTGATCTCTGTTTCGAACAGGTGCGGGTCGCCATCGATATTGACCATCCCGGTCAACAACACCACCTGAGGCGCAATGGCTCGCTTCAGATCGCTTTCATAAGCAACCTCAATCCCTGCCAATGCACTGCTTTGGTTTAAGAACCTCTGCAGCTCTTCTACAGTGAGCATAAGACTTCCCTAGATTGAAATAGGTGAGGGCGCCCTCCGGCTCGGTTACCGAATGAGCAAGTGAATGCTCGGCCCTCGTTGCCGTCAGCATTGCTTCCCGGTTTAAGGCGGGGCGGCTCTACGGTCTTGATGGTTGCGGAGGATGGATTCGAACCACCGACCTCGGGATTATGAGTCCCGCGCTCTACCGCTGCGCTACTCCGCTATATGTGCACAGTATCGCTAATTTACTAATATATTAGCATAGCTTGTTTGCTATTAGCACACCATAAAAAACAAACCACCCCGATTGAAGCCCCCGGGGTGAGTGTCCATTTGGTCCACCCCGGGCCACCCTAGTGATTCCGGATTACACGCCAGCGGATTCCGGATCTCCCGCGTCAGAAAGACTGTCGAGTTTCTGACATTCCCGTTCGCGCAATTCCATACCAGTTCGTTGCAGAGACGAGCAGGAATGGTTAGATCGGGAAATGTGTGGAGAGTCGAGAGTTGCGTGTGGATAGGGGATACAGCTGGATCCAAGACCCCACCCTGATGCACTTCGTGGTCCCGTGCCCCTAGGAGTGCTGGTGTATATGCATCGGACATACATCCATCCGACTCGTAATGCGTAGAACCATCAGTGTTATCAACGGTTATCAGGGTGACTGTGCTGTAACTGAGCACACCCCCCTCTGGGGATCGCTGTTGCGAGCACATCTCAGCCGGAGATACGAGACTCGCGTGCGTATTCCCC